ATGTCGAGTTGTCGTAAGCTTGAATCACGCCAGTGCCGCTGCCCGAGACACCGCGCAGCGTCCCAGCTTTTCCTGTTGCGCCAACCTCAATGCACGGCAGCACGAAGTTTTGAGCCGCGTTCCCCACAGGAAGCGGAAGATTGACCTTCCCCGTCCCCGTTCCAATGTTTGTTAGTGTAATCGAGACAGAGAAGAACACGATCTTTCCGATCGAGAAATACGATCCCGACGCGCTAACGGTTGTGAAAGAACCGCTCGTTGGAGTTACTGTCGGCGTCCACGCTGTCCATGCGCCGCCAGTATAGTTTGTCCCCCCGTTAGCCACGGGAAGCGTCCCTGAGACTTCAGAGCCGAGCGCAACTGTTGCGGCATGGTTCTTTATTAGTTTTCCCGTCGCGCCATCAAAAACGGCAAAGCCATTATTTGTCGCGGATGCAGGCCCAACCACATAACTGCTTGCCGCAGCCTGGAGCGATGCAATGTCAGCAGTATTTGTCGCTATATCCGCCGTTGCTGTAGAGATCGCGCTGGCCTGCTGTTGCAGCGCCATGTTCTGCTTTTTCGGGTCAGTCTCAAGCGTGCCGGGAGCATAGACCATCAGGTCAGCCCCTCAGTTCTGACATCGGGCTCAACGCCGGCGGCGAAGGTCCAGACCGTAGATGCTGGAATGCGTAATTTGAAACGAGAGTAGCGCGTTGACCGCCGCATGTCACAACGTCCGGTGCGAGAATTGCGCGCGACCTCCAAGGTTGAAGTCGGCGTTTCTTGCTGCGTCTCCCGATAGGAACACAAGCCATAAAGCGTGGTCGCATCTGTGACAGGACGAAACCCGTTCACAAAAATGCGCTTCCCGTCCGTTCCCTGCTCTGCTGTCTCGATCGTCGCCTCAAGATTGACCCCCGAGAAAAAGCCCATCTTGTGCGCGCTGGAGAACTGCGCAATCAATGGCTGGGTCGAGACCGCAAAGCTGTCGAGTGAGGCCCCCAGAGCATCGATCGATGACGACAGCGAGTCGAGGTTTTCCAGAGTAATACCAGGCTGAGACATGCCGAGCAGGTATTCGCCGGTCATCGATATCTGGAACCAGCGATCCAGCGCGTAATCATAACCAATGATTTTGTCGTAAAGACCGGATACGCCAGAGGTCGATTTGTAGGCCCAGAAAGCCCGCGTTGACCTTGGATCTGATGCGCCGATGAACAGCTTCAAATCCGTCTTGTCGAGGCTGTCGAAGAACGTTCGGTCAACCCGCTCCCGTCCGATCGGCTCAGGCAACCCGCCCGGCGCGATCTTGAAGAAGCCCTGCGCTGAGTGAAAGAACGTATAGATGCCTGCCCGCACAATGCTGTAGGGCGCGAACAAACCCTGGTCCTGCGCAATGCGCTCGATCTGGAAGATGATCGCGGAGCCCGGAATGTAGGACATCCGGCGGATGGCCTGGTCCTGAAATACGATCCCGAATTCGCCCCCCGCGACGCCACGGACAATGCCGCCGTCAGGGAAGTCCTGATAATCAGACGATCCGGTGCCAGAGGTCCAGTTCGTAGTATCGTTGAGGCCAGACCATTGAATGCGGTAGGGGTTGGACAGAAGGCCAGAGAGCACCAGGAAACGACCGACGACCGAGATATAAGACGCCTGCGGCGGCGAACCTGAATTGTCACCGAACGCCGTCGAGGAGGCCAGGTTATAGACCTGGAGCACTGCGTTCTTCTGCGTCGCAAACACCAGGCTTCCGAATTGGGCAAACTGCCATTGTGCGTCGCTCGACAGGGACGAATACAGCCACGTCACCGAATGCGTGCCGGAGCCAGCCGACGACGTATTGATGGCCGTCCCGCCCGCCGTCGCTGATACCGTGAAGGTATTGGCGTTCAGAACAGTCTTGACGTAATAGGTGGTTCCTGCCGTCAATCCCGTCGGCAGAGATCCCGTGGTCGAGAATACGACCGGATCATTCGCCGCGAAGCCATGAGACGCCAGCGTAACCACGCCGGGGCTTGCATTCGAGATCGTAACCGTTGCTGGCTTGGACACAGGCGTCCAGGAATAATCTGTGTTGTTGGCAAGCCAAAGCCGGTCGCTTGTCCCTGCAAACACTGCAACCGACCCGTCAGACTTCAGCGCATAGAAGCTGCCGCGGCAGGCACCAGGAAGCGCCTGGGACAGCGCAGCGAAGTCAGGGAACGGGCCATAGCCATCCGCCCGCGGCAGCACATTGCTGACGTCGTGAGCCTGGGTTTGGCTCTCGTAATCAGACGTATCTGGCTGCCATTGTCCGAATGGAAGGAGCGCCATTAAGGCGTCGCCCCCATGACACGGACAGCCATTCCTTGGCGCTCGTTGAAGTCAAGCATGGAGATCTCTTGAAAGACCTCATCCCGCCTCGCCTTCCACAACCCAGCCGACTCAATGTCCTTGTTGAAGGCGTTGGCCTCCGCGAGCGTCCCGAACAAATAGGCGTCGGGATGGTTGGTGTAGAGCCAGTTCAGCGTTCCGCTGACCGCAGCCGTGCGCTGGGTGTAGAGGATTTGCAGGCCGGTATCGTCTACCGGATTGATCGAGATGCTGGTGCCCTCGATCGTGAACTCCTGTGGCGTGCCGTCCACGGAATACGGCGTGTCGTACTTGAACAAGGACGGCGCGACATAACTTAGTTCGGTCGTCGGCTGTCCGGTCCACGTCACCCGGCGATAGCCGAGGAAGTCGGTCGGCAGCGTCCCTACGCCCGCCGTAGTCGTAATGGAGGCCGTGGTCTCCATCGAGCGGACTTTAAGCCGACGACACGCTGCTGCCTCGAACAGCGTGATCATGTCCGGGATGTATGAGGTCAGATCGTCCCGCGCCAACCAGTTCGCAACTTGCGTTTGAAGGTCGGCGTAAGTGGAAAGGCTCACGATCCAAATCCCATGAAGCCCTGTACCTGGGCGCTGTCAGTGCGGAGATAGGCCCACTCGGGGTCTTTCAGTTTACGCTCGACCAAGGCGTCCATCTCGGGACCGAACAGGCGAATGGTGGTGTTGCCCCTCGCCCATTCCTCGTTGAGCCATCGAACCATGATAACGTTGGGGATCGACGCGACGTGCCGCCCCCAATCGCTATCCTGTCTCTCTGCGCGCATTGCCTTGTTGCGCTCAAGAATGTCCTCGACGTCCTGAACCTGCTCGACAACGGTTTTGTCGTTTTCGAGAAAGATCCTGGTTTGCATCACGTGCACTCGGTGACGTACATGGTGCCGCCGGACGACACCTGAACGGCCTTCACGGACTGACCGGGGGTCGTGGTGAAATACTCCGGCGAGTTGGCGACGACATAGGCGCCGGCCGTTGAGGACGGCGTGGTGCCGTCCGTCGTCACCCAGGCATCGGTCGTAACGAGCACGCGCACCTTGTAGATTTCAGAGCCGATCGGCCCATAGGTGCCAGCCGTGCCGGTATAGGCTACGTTGCCTGACGTACCGATCCGGGCCGTTCCGATATATTGAAGGGCCATTGGTTATTCCTCAGAATTCGTGAACCACAACCGTCCAAGTGCCGATTGCCGTGGTGGAGCTGGCGCCGTCCGTGATCAGCTCGATTACGTCGCCGTCGTTCGCGATGTTGGCTCCGGTCGAATCCGACATGGTGAAGACAGTTCCGGCCGCAGAACCCGACACAGCCGCAGTCCCGGTCATGCCGGTTATCGCCGTGCCGCTGATCTTGGCGGTCAGTGCGGAGTCGGAGCCGGTGATGGCGTTGGCAATCGACAGATAGGCGCGGACCACTTTGCAGCGGTAAGCCACAGGTACGAACGCGGACGAGGCGGTCGAGACGTCGGCCATGGTGACGGTATAGACGCGGGTATTGAACCTTCCGACTTTGGGAAGCGCCATGTTTCAGCTCCAATAAAAAAGACCCCTGTGGGGCCTTGGGTGATTGCTTTGTTGTTTTGCTTTTACTCGGTGACGAGGTGGTCCATGAACTTGGCGCGGTACTCTTTCGAGCCGAAGTGACCGAGTTCAATGGAAGGATCCAGCCAAGTCTGATAACCAAGCGCCCTGACGTCATCGAAGAACGCGATATCCTCGCCCCTCGCATACCCGTCGCGATCGTCGCAGCGGAAAATCCGGGGAACGGGGCCGTCGTCAATGTCCGGGTAACGCAACAGCGGAGATTGATCGGCGATCTTCTGTACGACGTGACGCTGTACGCAGCAGAATCCCAAACCGGCGCCGTTGACGGGCAGGCAACCAAGCTCGTTGGCTTGGTATGTCTCCCGGTCATCGAGAGAGACGAAGAACCGGATCGGCTCCGCCCGGCAGGGATAGGCCGCAAACACGCACTCAAGAACTGTCCCCATAGCAAGCAGGCGAAGGAAGTCCTTGCCCTGCCAGACCATATCGGAGTCCACCCAAAACAGATGGGTGCAATCGCTCTTGAGGAAGTGCCATGCGGCCTTGGTTCGCGCGTGATGCACGATCGAACCACCCACCTGCATTTCGATGTCCGAGGCGATGTTGGAGGACGTCAGAACGTGTTGCGTCTCCAACAACGACCGAACGGTTTGCGCCGGGATGTCGCGATGTGTCGGCATGGCGAGCATCACTTTGATACCCGCCATGCTGAGCTTCATGATTAGACGCTTGCCGAGAACGGGGTCGCGGTGGTGCCGGTCGGAGACGAGAACATCTTGACCGAGAAGAAGCCGGTCTTGGCGTCCGTGATCTCGATGATGTCACCCACAACGCCGCCCGTGGTCGTGCCGTTCAGCGAGATCGTGTCGCTGGTGGACGAGGTGCCGTAACCAATCACGTTCGCGGTCGATGTGGTCAGACACCAGGAAACGCCCTGCATGACGTCGGTAGCGTTCGCGACCTTGATCGTGCTCGACGTCGCCGTGGCCGCCACCTGCATCTGGAACTTATAGACCGTTCCAGTGCCAGTGGCCTGCGGGAGCGTGATGGCAATCGGGGCGGCCGAGGAGACGGTCACCATGCGGTTGCCGTGGAGCGCCTGCGTGATGGTCAGCGTGGTCGCCGTGGTATTGACGACGCCGGCCGAGCCGGTCAGCAGGTTGGGAACGGTCAAGATCTGGGGCGGACCAACGCCGGCAGGATAGACCGGAACGACGTCGGTAGCGCCGGCAGAGGTCGCCGTTGCAGCGTTTTCGTACCAGGAATAGATGCTCATGCCGCTACTCCTTACGAAGTGGTGTTGTCGAACACGCCGCCCGACGCCTTCTCGTTGCGAGAAACGAGGGCATATTCGGACACGACGGCACGACGCTCGGAGTCGCCGGTACGAGCCAGCGGGATCGAGAGCATCGCGCGGCCCTTCATCGTCGCCATGGCCCACTTCTCGGTTTCAAGCACGAGAACGTCACGCGCCCGCTGGAAGCGGTTGGCAACCACCTTCAGCTTGCCGAAATCCGACTCGTAGGCATCAACCGAAGCCACGATCTTCTTGGACGAAGCCTGCTCGATCGGCGAGGAACGGCCAGTGAAGGTCGAGAACACCTGCTTGTTGAAGGCGCCGGTATAGATGGTGTCCGGCTTGCCGCCCGAGGTCCAGATCGCGGACAGGACGGTCTTCAAGCGAGCCTCGGTGAACGCGATCTGCGTGCCATCGGTACGGGTGCCCGTGCCGTCAGCCGCAGACGGATCGGCCGCGCCGCCGGCAGTGCCCTTGCTGGTGTTGGTCTTGATCCACGACAGGGCCGAAGCCGTCTTGCGGACAACCGCATCGCTGCCGGTCGCCTTGGCCTGGTTGGTGCCAACCAGCGTCGATTCCATGTCGCGCTTGAGTTCGAGACCCTTGAGCATGACCTGGTAGTCAAGCTCGTTGCCGCGGCCGGCGTGGATGACCGCCTGCTGGGTGCCCGAGACCTGGGCGGACTTGCGCGAAATCTGGCAGATGTTGCCGAGACGAACGGTCGCGGTCGCGGCGTCCGCAACGATGTCGTCGCCTTCCAACTGGTAGTTGGAGGTTGACGCAGCGGCGAGGGCCTGGGTCTGCCATTCGTGGTTGACCGCAGTTGCCGTCTCGCGGGCAATGCCCGACATGAACGGAGTATCGGTCGGGTCGATGCGGTAGATGATGTTGGAGAGGTCTTCGCGGTTGCCCACCGACTCATAGGTCGCAAGGGCATTGGTAGGAAGTGCCATGTTCGTTCCTTAGGATGCTTTGCGCTGGGCCACGAGGAGCTGGAGAGCGTCGTCGATGGAGCCGGTAGCGCTGAGTTTCTGGTTGAGGGCTTGAACGGATTGGGCCTGCGCCGCCCCGGAGGGCTGCTTGGTGCCCGGTCGCTGAACCGGAGGAACAGGTTTTTGGATGGCGGCAACCTTGGCCTTCTGAATGTCCCGGAGCCTCAAGGAATCGGCGAGGAGTCGCTGCACGCGATGGTCGTAAATCGAGAGCTTCGACTTACCCATGGCGAGGTCTGCGAGTTCGCTGTCCTTGAACCCAAGATCGGGAAGCAATTCAGTGGCAACGCGCCTTGTCAGCGCCTCGCCCTTGTCCTTGTCGGCAAGCTCGGGGATGAACTCGACCGCCTTTGCGTTCTCCTCCTGGACATGCTTTGCCCAATTGGTCTGCTCGGCGGTCTGCTTCTCCTGTGCAGCCCGGTCCGACTCCTGCTTCACGGCCTGCAAGCGCATTTGATGCACCTGCCATGCCTGGAAACGGAACGGATCCTCGGCCTGGAGCCTGACCACATCCTCCATCGTCTTGATGTCGCTGAATTGCGCCTGGTTGACGCTTTCCAGTTCCTTCATGAGCGCGGGAAGCTGTGCTTCGTACTGTTGCCTGACCTGTTCTGCCTTCTGGCGTTCGGCCTCGACGGCCTTGCGCTGTTCAGCAAGTTCATTTTGACGCGTGCGGAAATCGCGGTCCCGCTCCTGTTCGCGAGTGTGCAGGTATTCCTGCGTCTCACGAGGCAAGGATTGAAAACGCTCCTTCTCGGCTTGCGTCCAAGACCTCGGCGGCTCGATGGGAGGAAGGTTCTCTTCCTGGTCGGCCGCTTGCGGTTGTTCAGCGGGATCCGTTGCCGGGTCGCTGTCTGCTTGCGCAGATTCGGGTTGCTCAGCAGCCTGTGTAGGCGCTTCCGCTTGTTCTTCTTTTTTCTTCTCGGGCTCAGCGAAGATCCGCATCGCGTCATCGAGAGAAAGTGCCTCCTGGCTCAGTGCCGGGGGCTGATAGTCAACGGGTCCGGGCGCGGCCTCTTGGGCCACGGGAGCGGTGTCAGACATAAGGTTTCCTTAGATGATGCCGAAACGCTTCTTGCGCTCCGCGTCGGCGTGGAGCTTGTTCAGGTCGGCCTGCGCCAGCCTGCCGTTATCGACCACCTTTTGCAGGTGATCCTTGACCTTCCCGACGATGTTGATGGCGATAAACGCCTTTTCTCGTCCGAGGCTGTCTTCCGGCTTCGTCATCCGCCAGAAATCGATGTAACTCTGTTCAAGCGTCTTGAACGCTTCGTTCAGAAGATCGTTGTCGAGCAGCGAAGCCGCCTTTTGAGCCCGGTTGACGGCCTTCTGAAGCTCGATCTCGTCAACCATCGATCATTTCTTCAAAGTCGCCGCACCAATCGGTCAATTTGACGATCGGCCAGATCGCGTGATGGACGTTGTTGGTCTGGATCGGGCACTTGCGCCGGCAAACGAGCAAATGATCGGCGTCAGGATGGAGATCGGAGAACCGGCAGAGGTCGCAGTTCACGACTTCCTCAGACATCGATCACCGTGGGGTCATAAACCTGGAACGGAAAGCCGACCTGCGCCTTCTTGGCAATCTCATAGCCCTCGGCGTCCAGCCGTTCGATGAATTCGCGCACTTCATGGCGGGTAAACCGCGAGAGCTGGGTGCTGTCGCGCAGGAAATGGATCATATCCGCGTGCTTGTCGTCCTCATCACGCATCGGGCTTGCCTTTCGGTTTCTGTCTCATCTGCTCCAGCTTGGCCTGGTGCGCCGCATCGGCGTGTTCAAGCTTCTGGTCGTGCATCTGCTGCTCATGCGCCATCGCCAT